TGGCCGTAAAATCTGGATGCGTACAGATAGCGACGGTAAGCTGATGAAACACAAGGCGCTGAATTATCTATTTCAGAGCGGTGGCGGTATTGCCATGAAAGTTGTGCTGTGCTACCTTGACACCTACATAAAGAAAGCAGGGGCCGATGTAACATTTGTCGGCAACATCCACGATGAGGTACAAGCGGAGGTTCACAAGGACTGGATAGATTGGTACACTAAGGCTGTACACAGCGCATTTGATAAGACAACAGAGTTTCTCGGGCTAAGATGCCCGCTAGCTGGTGAAGTACAAGTTGGCGACAGTTGGGCAGAGACCCACTAGGGTGTTGACAATCCCGGCTAGTTTGGTAAACTACTAGACCCAGCAGACGATCTTTAACAATTTGGACTGACGAGATAACTATTTACACCCAAGTATATAGGAGAAATGACTATGGGTAAGAGTATTGTTGAAGGAAAGATTGACAAGGTATTTGTCAAGGACTTCGGTGAAGAGGATCAGTACGGCAACCAGTACGCCGTCAACATCAACATTGATGGGAACTGGTACGGTCTTGGTAAGAAGAAAAAGCCTGTTGCTAACGTCAAGCACGGCAGCGGTTGGCATCAGTTGGCCGAAGGCGACGTTATCGAGGCTGTAGTCAACAGCGTTGAGCGCAACGGTCGTACGTACAACAACATTCGCGCTAGTGATGTAACGGTCAAGGAGATCGGCAATGGAGGCAGTGGCGTATCTAGCGGCAACTCTGGTTCTGGCACTGCTGCTGGTAATAATCCTGCTCCGGTAGGAGGCGGCGACCGACAAGCAGCCATCATGCGCCAGAGCGCGATGGGCTACGCTGCACAGATCGTTGCCGGAACGCTGACTAGCAAGAGCAATCTTGATGATGCAGCAGCAGAAGTTGTCCGCATCGCTGCTGACTATTTCATGCCTTACGCAGAGCATGGGCTGACGCCCGATGAGACGCGCAAGCAGGAAGTTGAGCAGCAGAATCAGCAGGCAGCGCAGCAGGCTGACGATGACGAGGACTTTGATGACGAAGTACCGTTCTAGCTTGTAACAAATATGTAACAGCCCCGATAGCTCAACTGGACAGAGCAACAGACTCCTAATCTGTAGGTTTCAGGTTCAAGTCCTGATCGGGGCACCACCTATTCAGAGGATATTATGCAGACAGTTGACTTTATCAAAGTTAGGCCAGAGGCAATCACGCCTAGCCGGGGGACGCCTGGCGCTGCTGGTCTTGATCTCTATTCCACTCACGATATTCGGGTTGACTACGATCATGTATCGCGTATCTGCACTGGCATTGCCATGACGTTGCCTTACAACACTGTGGGGCTAGTCAAGCCTCGTTCTGGCCTCGCCATGAATAACGGCATTGATGTTTTAGCAGGAGTGATTGACGCTGATTTTCGAGGCGAGATTATCGTCGGGCTAACCCGCGTGTTCGCTGGGACACACTTTGTCCGCAAGGGCGACAAAATAGCGCAGTTAGTCATCCAGCCTTTTGAATATGTCAATCTTCAGGAGGTTGATAAGCTGGGCGGCACTCACCGGGGTGAGCGAGGATTTGGAAGTACAGACTGATGGGTAAGACTAAACGCAAGCAGCCTGCTTGGATGCGAGAAGATGATCGTTGGATGCGAAAAGGCGGCAGCCACAAGGGCGAGCCTTCGCGTCGCAAGCAGAAACAGCAATTTTTTGAAGAGGCATATCACGATGTTGGCGATTATTGACGCTGACAGTATCGCTTTTGCGATCACAGCAAGCATGGACAGGCAGATGCAGGATGACCCTGACGCTACTTACGATGAGAGCGACATTAGCACTGCTGTCTCCCACCACCTGCAAAACATTGAGGAAGATACGGAGTGCCTTGAATACTGCATGTACCTTACTGGCAAGGCCAGCTTTCGTAAGCAGATCGACCCGAACTACAAGGCCAATCGAAAGGCTACCTACCGACCACCGATGCTGGAAGATGCAAAGCGAATCATGGTAGAAGAGTTCGGTGCTGAGTATGCAGAAGAAGGCTTTGAGGCTGATGATGAAGTGGGGCAGGTTGCCCTAGACTTCTGGCATAAGGCAGCAGAGGACGAGTGCATCATCTGCTCGATTGATAAAGACCTTGACACCATCCCCGGTTGGCACTACCGATGGCCGACTTTTAATCGTGATGGCAAGGTGTACTTTGTCACCGAGGAAGAGGCTATGCACTCATACTGGGTGCAAGTCCTTGCAGGCGACCCTGGTGATGGAATCAAGGGCATCCCCGGCATCGGGCCTAAGAAGGCCGAGGCGCACTTGATCGGCTGCACAGATCACAGCAGCTACTACGATGCTTGTGAAAGGGCTTACAAGATGCTGTTAGCAGCGAAAATGCCAGAGTCAGAGATCATGGGTTATTTTGAAGATACAATGCAGCTACTAGAAATTGGTAAGGAAGGGCGAGAAAATGTCTACAGTGCTAATGGATCAGATTGAGGAAATTGCTGATGAGTACCAGTCCGATGAGCAGATTGAAGAGAAGATTCTTGAAGACCTCAAGATGGCAATCAAGATGGAGCTTTACCAACGTGCCTCCGAGCGCATTACGGATGATTCGTATTTTGATGCCTCAGACGCTTTCGACGATGGAGACTGAGTTGCAGATGGTAAAGGAAAAGAATTATCGCCTTGAACGGCGTATTCAGAAGATGGAGGCAGACATGCAGCGGCTGAAAGCCGATCCATTCTTCTACCCTTTCTGGGCATCAAAGGACTGGGAAAAGGCGTATGGTGACGATGAAAGGGCCACCTAAGTACCGAAGTAAGCTAGAGGAAAGAGTCTGCCGCGACTTGAACGAACGGCGCATCAAGTACAGCTATGAGCCGTATCAGATCAAGTACACCAGCGAGGTAAAGCCTGCTCACTGTGCCAACTGTGGGCACAAGGTTGTGCTGAAGGAGCGCAACTACACACCTGATGTAGTGCTAGCTAACGGCATTGTTATCGAGATCAAGGGCAAGTTTACAGGCGAAATGCGATCAAAAATGCTTGCTATCCGCAACTGTAACCCGCACCTTGATATTCGTATGCTGTTCCAGTCTGATAACTGGATGACTAGGAAGAAAGCGATGCGTTACAGCGACTGGTGTGAGCGGCACGGCTTCATCTATCATGTAGGAGACAAGGTGCCATCATCATGGGTTTGAAACAGTACACTGACAATCAGATAACCGCTGCGGTGGAAGAGATGGGCAGCCAAGCAGCAGCAGCCATCCACCTTGGCGTCAACACACGGACATTGGAGCGTCGCCTTGCAAGAATCCGATCAGAAGAGATTGAATCAGGAGAGAGCCGCGAGATTCCTGAAGGACATGTGGTCAAAGGAACGTCCACTTTATACGACGCCCAAACGGGCGAGCCTAAACTGGAGTGGGTCAAAACAAGCCTTGACCAGCAAGCCAGACTTGAGGCCATTCAAAACGCGGTAGACAGCCTCACAACTGTTGATAAGCCAAAGCCTAGCAAGGCTAACCCTCCCGGCCCTTCTGCCGAGACAATGGCAGTCATCCCGATCACTGACACCCACATCGGCATGTACGCTTGGGGCGAAGAAGTTGGCGAGGATTACGATGTCAACAAGGCTGTGAACGCCCTATGTGCGTCAGTTGACTATCTTGTAGAGCAAGCAGCGCCTAGCGAAAAGCTAGTCATCTTGCAGATGGGTGATTTCTTTCACGCTGACAACATGAGCGGCTATACTGAGCGTAGTCACAACATCCTTGATATTGACGGGCGCATGAGTCGAGTGCTTGAACTCGGCTGGCACGCGCTAGAGCGGTGCATCGACAAAGGGCTTGAGCATCACGAAGTGGTGCAGTTGGTGTGTGTGCCCGGCAATCACGATGAGTTCATCGCTCTTGCAACTCAGAATCACTTTAAGAGCATGTATCGTAACGAGCCGCGCTGCTATGTCCACCCTGAGCCTACTACTCGGAAGTATTTACAGTACGGCAATGTGATGATTGGCACAGTCCACGGTCATCAGACTAAGGACAACGATTTGCCAGGCATCATGGCGACAGAGCAGCCGAAGATGTGGGGCGACACTAAGCATCGGTACTTCTTTCGAGGCCACCACCACCACGACCGCCGGATCGAGTACAACGGCTGCATCGTGGAGCAAGTGCGAACCATCTCGGCTAAGGATGCCTACGCCTACCAGCACGGGTATCTGTCAGGGCGAGATATGAAAGCGATTGTGTTTGATAGAGACTTCGGTGAAGTCGCTAGATCAACAGTCTCCATCGACTACATTAAGAAGTTTCACAACCGAGGCACTATCTGATGAATGAAGATTTCAGCTTCCTAGAAGATAACGCACCTGACGAGGACTATGTGCTTTCAGGTGTCATTGCTTTCTACCAGCACAGCGAGACTGAAGAAGGCGCTTTTGCGACATTCCTGACGGGTGATATTCCAGAAGACCCGAAGGACTTGGCTGGCATGCAAGCCCTTGTTATGAATGTGCAAGCGATGATTGATGAGTACCTAGACTCAAGCGTACATTGATATGGAAGAGATTAGGGAAGACTACATCGACAAGGTTGTGGATGCTGCCAAGCATTCTGAAAGCAAGTTTCGGCACGCTGCTATCTGCTTGAACTCAAGCGGTCACATTGTCGCCACAGCAACGAATAGCAGAAAGACGCACCCACAGCAGGCAGAGTACGCAAAGCGAGTAGGTAGGCCGCAGAAAGTCAGTCTGCACGCTGAACTAGCGGCTCTGATCAAGGCCAGGGAAGATGTCGAGACAGTTGTGGTCTGCCGCCTTAATAAACGAGGCGAACTGCGGCTGTCCAAGCCTTGTCCTGTATGCCGCCTTGCGCTAGACGAGGCGGGAGTAGATGAGGTATGGTTCAGCACTGACAGAGGATTTGAGAAGCTATGAAAAGGAAAGCAAAATGAAGGTTG